CCACCCCCCCCCGCCCCCGGCAGCCGCCACACCTGATTATGGATGCGCTTAAAAGAAAGATGGAGATTGCGGCCGTTGCGTTTTTCTGCACAGTCACCGCACTCATTGCGGCTTACTCCTGCGCGACGACGGCCGCAGCAAACCTCGCACAGCAGACAGCGGCAGCACCGGTAACGGAATATGCGACGCTCGCCTACATGGAGGTGCAGCCAGAGACCGAACAGGAGCCGGAGCTCCTCTACGACGTACCCATGAGCGACGAGCTGCAACGGTACGTCCGGGAGCAGGCGGAGCGGCAGGGCGTCCCGTTTGAAATCGCCCTCGCCGTCATCGAGCGGGAGAGCAGCTACCAGCCGGATGCAGTCAGCGACACCGGAGACTTCGGCCTCATGCAGATTAACGTCTGCAATCACCGCTGGCTCTACGAGGAACTCGGAATTACGGATGTGATGGACCCGGAGCAGAACATCGAGGCTGGCCTCTACATCCTCGGGCAGGCATTCCAAAAGTACGACGACCCGGACAAGGCCCTCATGGCCTACAACATGGGCGACAGCGGCATGAAAGCCGCGTGGAGCAAGGGTCAGCACAGCAGCAAGTACAGCCGCGCAGTCCTCGAGACGGCGCAGAGTTTCGAGCGAAAGGAGCACTAAATGAGCTGGAAGATTCACAGAGCGTTTCTCATTGCGGCCATCTGGATTGCAGAAGTTCTCGCGGCCGGAATCTGCGGCTTTATCGCCGCACTGGCACTTGTTCCGGCCAGCTACGCAGCGCGCGGCTACTACGCTTTCGGCGGTGAGTGGCTTATCGTGCTCGGTATTACTCTGCTGGCGTTCCACATCATCAACAACGCATTTTTCAAGATGCTCAAGGACCACTGAAAGGAGGTGAACCACATGGCTGAACAGAACCTTTTCTGCCTCTGCGGCAGATGCTCGCGCAAGTTGCGCAGCGCGGCCGCCCGTCGCGTCGGTATGGGCTCGACCTGCTGCCGCAAGGAGACAGGCAAGACCATCGCCCAGTTGCTCAAGGAGCTGGACGAGCAGGAGGCCGCAGCAGCGGCAGAGCAGCAGGAGCCGGATACACAGGCATAAAAAAAGAGCCGCGCTCGAAAGCGCGACCCTCTTGTCGGACAAGCCTATTGTATCTCGCTCCACATCAAAAGTCAACAGGAGCGTGAACCATGAACGAACAAAACAAACACGCTGCGCTCACCATTGCGCAGCAGTACCCGCCCGCGCAGTACAATCTCCTCGTCCCGATGCAGACTGTGACGGAGATTGCCGACATCCAAAAGCCGGTGATGAACTCCGTGAAAATCAGCACCGACCTCAATGACGGCGAAATCTATGAGATGGAGAAAGCCAAGGACGAGTGGCGCGACAGCAAGGGGTACGTCCACAAAGCGACCCCGGCCAAGTACGCCCTCACCAAAAAAGGCCTCACCAAGCTCATGCGAGCCGCAGGCATCAAGATTCTTTCCAGCCGCCCGGTCGTCCCGTCCACCTGCCAGAAGTGCGCGGAGGTCAACCGCAGCATCGGAAAGCCGATTCGCTGCGGAGGCTGCCCCAACAAGGACGTCAAGCACGAGGTCCGAATCAGCGTCCCGCAGCTCACCGGCGAGAACGTCACCATCGTCGCCCATAAGGAAATTGCGGTGGATGATGTGACGGCCGGGATGACAGAGAAGCAGCGGGCAGAATTTATGAAGTTCCGCAGTGAGATGTGCGAGAGCAAGGCTCTAAACCGCGCCCTCCGCACCGCGATGCAGATTAAGTCCAGTTACCTTATCGAGGAGTTCGGAAAGCCCTTCGTTGTGGCCTACCTCGTCCCGAACCTTGACAATCCGACCGTCCGTGAGGAGGCGGTAAAGTCCATGTTTGGCGCGGCGAATGACCTGTACGGCAGCCGCCCGAAAACCAGCCACACGGTCTATGTGGACGATGACGACGACGGCTATGTGCAGCCGGAGCCGGATTTTGAGGCCGCGCAGGAGCAACCCCAGCAGGAACAGTCGCCCGAGAGACCGATGCAGCAGCCTCGCCAGCAGCAGACCGCACCGAGCAACCGGCAGCAGGGCAGAAACGGCGACAGCGAGTTCTGCGCAGACTGCGGTAAGCAGATTGGTCTCGACGTGGCAGAGTATAGCCGCAAGCATTTCGGCGGAGTGGCATATTGCCGCGACTGCCAGAGAAACCATACATGGAGGAAATGATTATGATGATTCTTTCGCAGGACGGCATGGTGGCCGTCAATTCGGACAATGTGGTGATGTTTGAGGTCAAGGAGAGCGAAACGCTCCCTCACGAGACGCAGCTCTGCGCAACCATCCTTATCACGAACGGCGCGCGGTTCCACCGCCTTATCGGGACTTTCAAAGGCCCGGACCGCACCGAACTCGCAAAACTCGCACTGGACTACATCTCGTACAGCATCAGCTCCGGCCATAAAGGCTCTGCACAGGTCCCGACCGAAGATGAAATGCGGAATATTCAGGGCGCAAAGTCTCGCGCAGATGCAGCGCGGCGCGGCAAGCTCGACGACATCATCAAGGAGATTCTCAAGGAGGGTATGTAATGCTGAAAGTATTGCACACCGGCGACTGGCACATCGGCAGTTTCCCCGGGCCGGAGGTCAACGGCCAGAACGCCCGCTTTCAGGACATCTGCCGTTGCCTCGATTTTCAGGCGATGTACGCGGAGGAGCACCGGCCGGACCTTATCGTCGTTTCCGGCGACATCTTCCATCAGGCCCGTGTGTGGTCGGATAGAGGCCTCCGCGAGAGCCGGACGGCCATCGACCACATCCGGCGACTTTCCAACGTGGCCCCGACCGTCGTGCTGCGCGGTACGCCGAACCACGACAGCGAGGAGCAGTTCGAGATGCTGGTGACAGCCTTTTATGGCGACGATTCGGTCAGCGTTGTAACGGAGCCGGAGGTGCTCCACATCCACACCTACCACGGGCAGCGCGTAGATGTGGCCTGTATTCCGGGCTTTGACCGTGGCGTACACCGGGCAGCGCACCCGGGCCTCTCCCGGGAGGAGGAGACGCAGGTGTTTACAGACGAGCTGGCAAAGGTCGTCCTCGGTCTCAAGGCACAGTGCGAGCCCGGAGTGACGAGCATCCTGTCCACGCACTTCACCGTCCCGGGATGCAACATGGAGAGTGGACAGACCGCACTCTTTGCACAGTTCGAGCCCGTCATCTACCCCGCCACCCTGAAAGCCGCAGACTTCGACCTCGTAGCACTGGGTCACATCCACCGGCCGCAGCAGCTCCCGGAGGCAGGCCGCGCGGTGTTCTACTGCGGCAGCATTACCGGCCTCAACTTCAACGACGAGAATCAGCCGCGAGGTTTTTACATCCACGACATCGACGACGACGGGGAGACATGGAGCGAGTACGTCGAAACGCCCTACCGGGAGTTCGAGACCATCCGCCTCGGAGAGGACGACATCCGCGCAATGCTGAGTGCGGAGCGGGTTGTTGTACCTGACCGCCTCAAGGGAAAAATCGTCCGCGTTCTCTATACCTGTTCGGACGAGACAAACAAGGCTTTCAACAAAGCCATCCTCGAGAAAAGGCTCTATGACGGTGGCGTGTTCTACGTCTCCGAAATCACGCCGGAGGAAATCACGACAAGTGTGAACCGCGACGAGCTCCACGGCGAAAATAGCCCGGAGCAGAACCTCGCGGAGTACCTCGCCGAAAAGGAAAAGAGCCCGGAGGACGCCCAGCGCATCATTGAGCTGGCCCGCCCGATTATCTCAGAGGCGATGGAAAAAGGCCGTCTTGAGACCCCGACCGGCGTGTTTATGCCGGTGGAAATTGAGGTCAAGAACTACCGCAACTATCGCGACGAGCTGTTCAGCTACGACGGCATTTCCTTTGCCACTATCAACGGAGAGAACGGCGCAGGTAAGTCCAGCCTGTTCATGGACGCCATGCTGGACGCCCTTTTCGAGGAGCCCAGAGAGGGAGACCTCACGGGATGGATTTGCAATGACCCGGATGCCCGCAGCGGCTCCATCAAGTTCACGTTTTACCTCGGCGACAAGCTGTACCGCGTGACCCGCACCCGCACAAAGAGCGGCAAGGCGACGCTGAATCTCTCCGAGTATGTGGACGAGAGCTGGCAGAACCGCAGCGCGGAGAAATACCGCGATACGCAGGCCATCATCGAGAACACCATCGGAATGGACAGCCTGACGCTCAAGGCGACCGGCCTTATCATGCAGGACCAGTACGGCCTCTTTTTGCAGGCCGACAAGGCGGACCGCATGGCGATTCTCGGAAACATCCTCGGCCTCGGCATTTATGACCGCATGGAGAGCATGGCGGCCAACCGGGCAGCGGACGCCAACCGGGAGCTCCGGCGCATCGCGGATTTGCAGGAGGAGACCGGCCGAGCGATGCCGGACAAGGCAACAGTCGAGGCAGCCATGAACAAGACGGCCATCGAAAAGGCCAGCGCGGTAGCAGACAGGGCCATCCATACAAAGGCCATGAGCGAGGCGCAGACAAAGCTCGACATTGCCAAGCAGGCGCAGAAACGGTCGGAAAAGCTCACCAGCGAGCTCGGCTCGTGGATTGCAGAGAAAAACGCGAACGCCAGCGCACAGGCGGTTTGCAGAGCGCAGATTTCTGATGCACAGGCTCTCCTCGATAAGCGCGATGAGGTTGAGGCAGGCAGCCGGAGCTACGGAAAACTTTCCGCACGGCGGGAGGAGCTGCTGGGAACGGCGGCCCTGATTCAGTCCAAGGAAGAAAAGCTGCGGGACGTTATGGCCGCGCTCTCCACCCAGCGGAAAAAGAAAAGTAGTCTCGAGGCCGAAAAACTTTCTGCGCAGGCAACGTGTTGGAGCTATGAGCAGGCCCTCGCGGATTACGAGGAGCTCGAGCGGAAAGCGGCAGACCTCGCAGGAGCGAGCGAACGGCTCACCGCGCTGGAAGAACAGGACGAGCAGTATCTCGCAGCAGACCAAGAGGCCGTGAAGCTGCTCCAAACCAAGAACGCAGAAACCGCGCGGATACAGTCATGGCTCGGCATAAAAGAGAGCGAGGTCACACATATCCGCTCCCGGGCCATCATGCTTGAAACCTGCGGATGCCCGGTCGAGAACCCGGAGTGCCGTTTCCTGCAGGATGCAGTGGAGGCCAAAAAGAAACTGCCTATTGCTGAGACGGAACTGGAAACCTACCGGCAGCAGGCCGAGGAGCGCGCAGAGCAGCTCGACGCTGAGTATCGGGCCGCAAAGAAAAAGGCGGAGAACCTCAACTGCCGCAAGGACTTGCAGGCCCAGCGGTTCCTCGTTGCAGACCTGCGGAAAGCCTCGGAGCGGTTCGCAAAGCTGACGGCGCAGAAAGAACGCCTCGCAGAAGTTAAAGAGCGCATCAAGGCCATCGACGAGGAACTGGAAACCATCCCGGCCGATATCGAGAGCCGCGAGGCCGACCGCTTCGTCGTTGAGGACGAACTGAAAAAGCTCCGGCAGAACGCAGCAGAGCTCGCCAGCATTGAAGCACAGCTTTCGGACGTCAAGAGATACATCGAACTGGAAAAGCTGCTCCCGGCAGCGGAGGCTAAAAAGAGCGCAGCACAGACCCGTCTCACGGAGCTCCTGACCTACGCAGAAAAGGCCCGGACGGCGATTGACGGAATCAATGCGGAGATTGCGACCCTCGCAAAGGCGCAGGCCGGTGTGGACGAGCTCAAGGAACAGTACGCGGAGGCGGATGCGGCCCTCACGGTGGATAACATCCGTATTGGTGAGCTGGACCAGCAGGCTGGACACAGCCGCAGGCAGATGGAAGAAATCGAGACGGCAGAGGCAAAGCTCGAAGTCCTTCGCCGTCAGGCAACGGAACAGGGTCAGCTCGCAGCGGGCTACGAGGAGCTCAAGCGGGCTTTCTCTCAGGACGGCATCCCGCATAACATCGTCCGCAGCATCGTCCCGCTGTTCGAGGCGACCGCGACGAGCATCATCGGCCAGATGTCTGGCGGACACATGAGCATCGAGATGCGCATGGAAAAGACCCTCAAGAGCAACAGCAAGAAAGAGGTCACCGCGCTGGACATCATTGTGAACGACGCGGCGACCGGAGCTCTGCCCTATATGAGCCGCTCCGGCGGCGAGCGCGTTAAGGCGGCCCTCTCGGTCATCCTTGCGCTGGCGGAGCTCAAGAGCAGCACCGCAGGAGTGCAGCTCGGATTCCTGTTTATTGACGAGCCACCGTTCCTCGACGACAAGGGCGTACAGGCATACTGCGACGCACTCGAGGCCATCCAGAAGCGGTATTCCTCGCTCAAGATTATGGCTATCACCCACGACCCGGAGATGAAAGCCCGTTTCCCGCAGTCCGTTGACGTCGTAAAGACGGCGGAGGGCAGCAAGGTTATCTACTCTTGAAATCACCAGCAGAAAGGGGGTGCGAGGCTTGGGAAGAAGCAACAGGCAGACCGCCGACTACTTCCCCCATTACGTTGGGGAAAAGAGCCGGACGAAGTTCATCCTCGAGAAGAACTGGGGGAACGATGGGTATGCCTTTTGGTTTAAGCTGCTCGAACTTCTTTGCGCGGCAGACGGCCAGTATTACGACTGCTGGGACAAAATGGGCTGGGAGTACCTGCTCGCAGTCACCGGAGTTACGGCAGAAACAGCGGAGGCCATTCTGAACACGCTTGCCTCTATGGGAAAGGTGGACAAGGAATTGTGGGAGAACTGCCGCGTCATTTGGGTACAGTCCCTCCTCGAGAACCTCCGCCAGCTTTACTCCAAGCGCACCGCAGCACCGACGAAACCGTCGGTCGATAACTTTCCCGGCCGCAGGGCGGAAAGCCCTGCACAGGAGCCCGCAGAGGTGGAGGAGACGCCACCGGCCGCACCGGAGCCCGCGTCGGAGACACACGACAAGCCGAAAGCTCCCCGGCGTAAAG